ATTGCATAAAGTTCGTCAAAAAATAACGAAGAAAATCGAGATCAACCAAGATAGGCTATAAAACACGTAGTGCAGTTACCAAGAGAACTAATAATACTGTCATTAGCATCATAGTGTTGGATAAACGGAACAATTTGACCTCCGTAAGACATTTGTGAGCAAACGAAATAATCTCCACTTACCTTTACACGAACATAACCATTTGCACCGCCAGGATTGGAAACAGAGAAGTATGTTGAGTAATTTGCACTGTAATAAGTTCTATTTGCTTGCTGTCCACCTCCTGTCATAAGTACAAAAGGAGCGGTTGTTAAGTCTGTTCGGTTATATAAAACGGTTCATGTAAGATTACCACATAACTGTTATTTCTGCGTAATAATTATTATTTGCAGTCATTGTAAAGGAGTTAGAGTTATCTATGACATAAAAGTACTTATCTCTTGATGCCGTTGTCTTTTGAGATACATATGCTATATATCCATTAACAGCATTTGGAAAAGTAAATGTTAATGAATTATTATTTTGACTGATACTAATATCAGTAAAAGAATAGCTATGTGTACCACTTGTTGCGCCACTCTTTTCATCAGTATTTCCATCTTTACAATAAAAATAATATGTATTATTACCTGTAGGTCTAAAGTCTATATACAGGTACCCACTAATCGTTGTTCAAATAAATAAGACTAATTAATTTACTGTAAATGTTGTAAAGGAATGTGTCTTATTAAGGGTTAATGAGTATGTTAACAGTATTATTAACTCCTGATGTGATTACATAACTTTCTCCACCTGATAATTCGTAGACATGATTAGGAAGTGCAGTTACGATAGCCCCATTTATTTTTAAACTACTAACATTGGTTGTAGACACAAGCAAAATTGATTTAGTTGTCGTGTAGTCAAAATAGCACATCCCACCAACAAATATATTATGTGTTCCTCCAAATGGAACGAATTCTGATGAAACCTTAGATGCTGATGGATAGTAGCCATAAGTGCCATCTTTGACGTCAAAATAAAACTCTTTTCCATCAGACGATCTGAGATGTGATGTCAGTTCTGCACCAAGGCTAGTCTGTGACAGGTTTGTACCTACTGCAAGGGTTGCTCCGCTTGATATTGCAGTAGTTGCTTTACATAATCTATTATTAAAGAACAAATATGAACCTTTAGTATATGCTTGGCTCGCGGTTGTACCTGTTTCAACTTTGGCTGTCATTCCGTTACCAATACTAAGTAAGATATTTCCACTAGAATCTTCATTATGTCCATTATATGTTGCCATAAAGTTTCCCCTTTCAAAATAAAAAAGGAACCTCGTTATATCGAGATTCCTTTTAATTAATATAGTAATTACTTTTTCTTCTTGCTTCGCTTACGAACAACTCCATCCCCGCCGCAGTTAGAACATATTGCATACCCTGCTGAGTTGGTTTGTCCATTCTTTTTTACTCTTGTTTTAACAGTTTTAATTCTCTGGCCCATAGGTCACGTCTCCACCACTCATGATGTTTGTACCAGTACCGTCCTGTGCATTCTCTGTGACAATTACATCCTGGAACTGATTTTCATAGTATATCCAATAAGCATTAGTTCCAATCAATGCAATAAACAATGCTATAGCAAAGCCAAAAATCCATTTTTCAATCCTCTTATGACTTTGATCTAATTTGTTCATATCGTCCTGATGCACAAAATAAGGTATCTTGTAATCAGCTGGAATAGGCTTGTCACTGTCTATTCCTAATTCTTTTTTTAAATATTCACTCATTTTCTACCTCGCTCGTAGTCGCAAAATCTTAGGCAAGTCACCATATTGCGATATATGTATTCGGGCGCGACCCTAGACTTGCCCATAAATATCCCAAGGTTATTATATACCTCTAAGACTATTAATTGTCAATCTACCGCATATTCCATCTTGTACAAGTCCATGAGTAGATTGATAACTAATAACAGCACTTTTGGTTTTTATGCCATATGAACCATCAACTGCAAGGTTATAGCCTAATTTATTCAGTTCAAATTGCAACCACTTAACTGACTCATTTCTGCTACCGACTTTCATTACTGAAGCAGATAATTTATAGGGATTGACTTCATCATTACCACTAGTTACTAGGTCATATTTGTACAGCTCATAGACCCGGATTAACTTGATTACGCTATTCACCTCAGTAGAAGATGTCATATAGCCGCACTGCTTAATCTGCTGCATCTGTGTCATGTAGTCTGCATCCGATTTGACCTTAGAGTACAAGGAAGTATTGAGAAGCTCGTAGTAATTTAATACACATTGTAACATCGACTGGTAGGATCTGAATGAATCCCTTATCACCACATGTTGTCCAATAATATATTCCTCTTTGGTTTTCGATGTAAAAAATGTCTTATCCCAATACTTCGTAGCAGTCTTTCCTGTGCCTGTTTTTTGACCAAGAAAAGCATTGTTTTTTCGCATGATGTTAGAAGTCCCATAAGCAGATTCAACACAAGCCATAGCAATACAAACACTCGGTTTTACCTTGCCTAAAGTTTTATAAGCATACTGAGCACAGGGTGCAATCTCTTCTATAAACTGAGTTATTGTTGTTGCACTTGCCATATCACTCACCTTTTACATAGTTTTCTATGTCCTTATTGGTTTCAAGTAAATGTTTCATCTGCTCTAATGCTTCATCTACATATTTTGAAAAGAGTTCAAAAGAAATAACTGTTACTAATGCTGGAAATCTTTGAATAAACAAATCATAACAGTATCTCAACTTAGCAGCACCAGTACCACTACCCAGTTCCTTTTCAGTAGCTATCACTGCCCATAAAAGCCATTCTTTAACTTTTAAGATTTGTTGCTCGCTTGGTAATTCTGTGAACTTCCTCAAATATCTGACAACAAGAAATGCTATAATAGCAAGGATTACCAACATGCTCCAATTGTTTATAAGCCACGTCATTCAGAATCACCTCTTTTCAGCTTTAATCGCTTTATCATTGCGCAGAGTAACAGTTCTCCACCGAAGCAACTAAAAAAACAGGTAATTAACGTATCTTGTGATATACCTGTTACTGCTTGAAGAACAATTTCTGCAATTGTAAATATGATCAGCATCGTAAAAGAAAAAATCACGTATTTATCAAGTGCTGATATTTTTTTCTTTTCCCTCATAGAAACCCTCCTAAAGAGGGGTGTTACCCCTCTTTACTCTGGAATAGGAATTCCATACAGTTTATTCCAAGCGGTTCTTGTAGCTGCCTGGTATTTTGTAGGAACATCATTGATCGATGCATAAGAAGTATCAATGCCTTCATATACATTCTTGTGAATTAACCTTGCATAAACGTTACCCATAGTTCCCCTCCTTAGTTACCTGCTATTTCTGCAATTGCTTCCTGTACTTCAACCATCTGTTCCTGTAACAGCTCTACGTCTGTTTTATAACGATTGTGGAAATGAACCGTAATTGAATCCTCTCCGCCAAGAACGTTAGTAGCTGTTGTAGTTATAGGTACAATGTTTTCAATAGGTTCACCATCAAAAGTGGCACCTACCATGTTCTCTGTGAAGAAATTAGCCTGCATGGCATCGATATCAGCATAATCGTCTACAACCGTATAAAGGTCTAGGATTGTAGACTCATCTGTAAATTCTTCACTTTCTCCGTTTTTGAATACTAAAAGTTTACTCATATTTGCTCCTTTCTAATAAAAAAACACCCCATTATGGAGTGTTATTAACTATAGAAAAAGTACATATTTCCGGCTGTTCTGTCTTCTACATCGATATCGGTATCTGACACTACTACGCCTTTTTTGTTAATTGTATCATTTTGTTCATTGATTTCAGCAGCTCCATAGGTACTTCCTACTTGCGAATATTCAGTGGCATCAACAAACGATACTGTTCCGTCTGTGTTAGTAACCATCGTGTATTTTCGGCTGCCCTCAAATACATCATCTTGATAATCCGTTCTTAAAGCACTCATATAATCCCCTTTCCCTATACTCTTATAGCGTTTTCTCTCATTCCAAGCCTAATAGCAAGTCTTGATTTACCTGCTATGGATCCTTGCAATAAGTTATACATTTTTAGTTCAGCCTTCTCTATTCTGTTTAATTCTGCTGCATCGATGAATTTCCCGTTATCAT